TCAATCATTAAATACAAATTTATTCCGTGGATGCTTAGAGGCCAATATCTTTCGCTGTTTTTGCATCGTCACTTGCGTGTAAATTTGGGTGGTTTGAATGGAGCTATGGCCGAGCATTCGCTGTATGTAGCGGATATCGACATCTTCCTCAAGCAATAGCGTTGCGAAAGAGTGCCGAAACATATGCGGCGTAATATGCAGGATGAGCCCTGCTTCGGTGCAGAGGCTTCGGATCAATGTTCGCACCGACTGCTCTGAAAGGCCTCGCTGAAATCTATTTACAAAGAAGTGTCCAGATTCGTTAATCAACGCCAGATGCGCATCCCGATACTGCCGCAACACTGCCAAGACCTCACGGTTGCCGATTTGAAGGACACGCTCCTTTGAGCCTTTTCCCATGATTCGGATACTACCATCACTCAGATTAACATCGTCTACGCCCAAAGAACACAACTCTGACACACGCAGCCCTGTCGCAAATAACAACTCAATGACTGCAACACCTCTATGGGCAACCCGGAGTTCATATGGGCTCTGGGCTCGATCTACTCGCCTGTAAGCGGCAGTGAGTATCTTTTTAATTGCTTTTAGGGGAATTGTTCGGGGCAACTCTTGCGGCTCTTGAAATTTTGTCTTGATCTTTCTCATGGGATCATCAAGAATGATCTCTTCAAACTCTAAGTGGCTGAAAAACGCCTTGAGGCTGGCGATCTTTCGCTTCACAGTCTTGGGCTGGTATGTTTTGTGCAAATATGTGATGTAGCCTATAATTTCAGATTTAGCCATGCAGTCAGCGGTGGCATCAATGTGCCTCTGAAACTGCTTGAGGTCTGTAGTATAAGCCTTTATCGTATCTTTGCTCAATTTCTTCTGGTATCTGCAGTATTCCAGGTATACCGTGATCTCTTTGTCTAGCTCTATCATTTTCCCACTCCCTTTCTGGCGTCACGCCTTGTCAATTATCAAGGCAAGGAGGAGCGTTGTCCACATTTTTTGAGGGGAAATATCTGTGTTGCTGAATCATTATCTAAAGTAACCGGGGCCGACATATGTGTCAGCCCCGGTTGCACAGGTCATTTTTTCGCTATTTGCGCAATGTTCTTTAGCCGATAAGCCCCAAGCGATCCAGGATCACAATCACCTGCTCCCTCGTCACCGGCTCTCTGGGATTCGTCCCGTCAACGATGCCTGCCTCAGTGGCATATTCCCAGGCATCCTTCGCCCACTCACTTACATCCAGACCAAGACCCATCACGCGTGAGAATACAGCGGATGCTTCTTGGCGGGTCAGATTGCCCTGCGGGGCGGTTCCGTCAAGCAAGCTACGTTGCACGGCCTGACGCCAATAATCCTCTGCCCAAGTGCTCACGGGCCGCTGGCGTTGTTCCGCCAGGTATGTATCCATCATTTGATTAAATTGCGCTTGCGTCATTTCTGTTTCCTCCGGCTCTATGTTTTGTGGCGGTGTCTGCTGTTGCAGCGGCTGCCTAAATTGCAGTCTTTGTACTTCGGCCAATGGAAAGAACTGGCCCGGACAGGCCGTAGCCGCAAGATCACGGTGGCCCCGGATGGGGAGATCGCCGTAGATGCCCCGCAAGTGCCGGATCAGCCAAACCAAGGCGTTATACTGCCCGTCCGGCATAACCCGATCTACGCTGTGATACCGCCCCTCACATCCGATGCCGAGGGTGTGGCCATTCGTTCCGGCGGGCGGATCTGTGTGCGCCCCTTGAAACTCCAACCCCCGCCCCAGGCTGATTGTGCCGTCCATGGCAATATGATAGTTGTAGCCGATGCCATTCCACCCACGGTTCAGGTGCGCCTGATGGACTCTATGTACATCCCAGTGCGCATCCAGATGGTGGACGATGATCGCAGTTGTCCGGCTGCGCCTTGTCCGGGTGCGGGGGAACCGCAACCCCGGGTTTCTGATTGTGAAAGTCACCTACTTATTCTCCTTTGCTTTGTGCTTTAGAATCGCAATTGCATCTTTGAGTTGCGCCGGGACGGGCACGCCCATGAGCCCGGCGTTTTCGATAATGCTGATGGACTCATTTACGATGAATCCGATTGCCACGGCCTTGTGTACAAAATTTGTGCCGAGCAACTGGTCGAAGTGGGCGGACATGAGGCAGATGAGCAGGGCTACACCTTTTTTAGACAGCCCTTTCCAACACACCTTGCTCTCCAGCCCGTCTTTGCCATGTTTGCTGATCTTGAACACAGACGCCATAATGAGACCCGTGGCAAAGTCGATTGCCATGAAGATCACTAGGGTGACAATCAGCGAATCCCAGTAGCTGAAGAATACACCCATTGCGCCGAATGCCATGCCGGGGAACATCAATAGATTATCCCTCATTTTCCAAATCGCTTTCCGAGAATTCGAAGGCAAGCGTTGGGGTATCGCCCCATGCGGCAAGAACTGCGGATAGGAACGGCTCCGGCACTTCGGCCTTGAGTTCTTCCCGCCCCTCTGCGCTGTTGATATAGGCTTTTGCATGGGGCGGTGTGCAGAATTCTTCACCTGCGTCTTCAACGATTTTTGTTGTCAGAACAGTTGCTGACTGCTCATTCAATAGAGCTAAACTAATCTGCGTTTTCATATTGAGCTCCTCCTGAATTTAAATTGTATAGATAATTGATCCGATGTAATGATGCATTCTGGTTCCTGCCCCTGGATTTGTAATACCTGCTGCCGACCCACCATTTGGCTGGATGCGGCGTGGACGAATAAACAGGTCTCCTTGTTGAATGATAAATCCATTTGGAATAAGTTGCCATCCTAGATCGTCGATGTGAATGAGTCCACCGCCAGATACTCTTCGATTTTCCCCGGTGATTAAAGCTAATCCATTAGGCACTCCGCTTATTGCAAGTTCAGCATTGCTATTTGGTGCTGCCCCACTCCAGCGCACATCGAAATCTAGGAAAACTGTATCTCCAATCCGCCTCCAATTGCCGCTCCGCCCTATATATGCGCTCGAAGAAAATGCGGTCCAGTTGTTGAGGTTCCCTATGGTTCCAAGCACTGGAGTCCATGCACCTCCAGTGATGCCCAGATTTGTTCGAGCCGCCGCCGCCGCCGTGGCACCTGTGCCGCCGTTGGCAACGGGAAGTGTACCGGTGACACCAGGTCGTGGAGATGCGGCCAGTACATTGGCGGCAGTCGTAGTACCGAGGTTGGTCAGCATAGAAGGACTCGTCGTCAGTCCCGTACCGCCGTTGGCAACGGGCAGTGCTCCTGTACCTGTGCCAAAACCCATGTCACTACGCAAGCTTGCTGTCCCTGTAATAGCGCGCGAGTTGATTGCAGCGGTTCCAGCACCTGTTAGCACTTGTCCCGAAGTGAGTGTCGTGCGTCCCGTACCACCGTTGGCCACAGGTAGAGCTCCTGTTGTGTTGCCTAGTCCCATAGCGTTCCGGGTCGCCTGTAGTGTGGTTTGACCCGTGCCGCCGTTAGCAGCGGAGAGCGTACCGGTGACGCCAGGCCGTGGAGATGCAGTCAACACGTTGGCGGCGGTCGTAGTGCCAAGATTGGTCAGCATAGATGGGTTCACTGTCTGTCCTGTACCACCATTAGCAATTGGCAAAGTCCCTGTGCTGTTTGAAACATTGGTAGTCGGATTAAGTATCTGCCATGTTGTACCGTCAAAGACGAACCCAAATACTCCGCCAGCGGTGATCGCACCTGCTGGTAATACGCCTCCGTTAAATTGAATTAACGCTGCGCTTGTGGAGTTGACGTTGAGCGTAGGATTGGCCGCTGTATTCCCCGTTACAAACCGTAACCATACGGTAGAGCCTCTCTGCCTAACAAATTCCGGAATATTCGCAACCTTAGCGATTGTTCCAGCGGCTGTTGTCACTTCGGAAAACCCATCCTTTTCACCAGACAAGTCGGTTGCTACAAGCTGATATGCACTTCCGTCAAAGGCAAAGGCGTATCGTCTGCCTACGATCAGTTGCCTTGTGAGTCCAAAGTTTATGTTTGCCGCCCCGGTAGAACTTATATTCAACGTGGGAGATGCCGCTGTATTGTGGGTAGAAAATGTCACCCAAAATGTGACTCCGTGAACACGGCTAAACCCAGGCAAAGCGGCAACTTTTGCCAGCGTTCCCTCTGGTGTTGTGGAAACGGTTCTTGGAATTATTTCTCCGTCTGGATTTAGCAACTGCCAAGATGCACCCATTGTCGCATCATTCGTAAAAAGAAAACAATAATAACGATCCGGTGTTATGAAATTTGCAAGGGATGCATCATTCCCATTGCGCACCCGGATTCGGGCTGCCCCTGTGGAGTTAATATTGAGTGTAGTGTTTGAGCCTGTCACTCTGTTTTGGAATCTCACCCAAACAACAGTACCTACGTTTCGCTCAAAAGGTGTTGCAGTTGCAACAGTTGCCGTTCTTGCAACGGTGCCAGCCGCTTGTGCGCTTATTCCGGTAAACGCATTGCTGGGTGGTACAAAGCCTCCTTCAATTCTACCGATTGCCGCATCAATTCTATCTGCATTTTCGTTAAAGACATCTACGTTATAGAAATCTGTTTGTGCCGGTCTGTTCAAATTCAAATGTGGTGTGGGGTTAGACATTGTTTAAACCTTCCCTTCTTATTTGATTGTGCCTAAATTGTCTTAATTGCGCATGGGTAAACCTCGTTAAAGTTTGGTGGCGGTTGTGGTTTCTTCCGAGCACTCTAAACTCGTGGTGTAGCCATCGCAGAAACTCCTCTAAATCGTTTGCATCTTGATTGTCCAAGGCCTCTTTGTCTGGAATAAGTAGCAAACGCTCATAGTGTGGCGGACGATAGTAGTGCTCTGCAATCACTCTGATATTGTCGCAAATTCGCCTGATGTCGTTCGTAGTGGGGATGCCCTCTCTCGTCCATGTTCTATGGACGAGGACTGGGATTTGGTACGATGTTCGATTTAATTCTTCCCGCAGGTATCGTATATTGTTTTCAATCCTTGTCAGATCTACTGCGTTTAGATAATCGACTGGTAGCCAGTCCGTTTTTGGTGTTGTCCAACTCACTCTATCACCACCCCTTCGCTTTTTCCTATGAATGCGCCGCTGAACCGGAAGTCTGTGGAGAGTATCCGTGCCGTTTTCTGCGATTGACCGACTCCGATGGCGAAAAAGTCCGCTACATCATGGCTCGGATCAACCCGCCAATCCACAGAAACACTTTTTCGATTTTGATATCGCTCCATCAGCCATTCGCCAACGGCTTTTGCTTGTGCAATGCCTGTAATTAACACGTTTTTCAATGGCAGTGTCTCGCCACGGTCACGCTCGTCGATTGACACAACCGTTTCGGCGGGGCGGATCACGTTCCCACGGATAACAATACGGCACGTTGTGGCAGCGCCCTCATGCTCAATGCGCAGATTCCCGCTTCGAGCGAATAGCTCGTAATTAACCGCAACAGGAGCGCTTACCTCATATGTCAGCTCCACATTTGTTGCAGGGTCGCTGTACTCAATGATAAAGTCGTTAGAGCCGTCCGCTAAGGGCAGGACTTCATCGTAGAGAACGGTTTCCTCCTCCTCCGTCTGCCACGTGAATGCGCTGACCTGTATGCGTTTGAGTGGCCGTTGCAGGTCAATTTCGGGCCTGGAGTACGTATTGTCGGCGTCCAGCGTCCGGCTGGTGGTATCCGTAAAGGCTGAGAGCGGCGCAATATGCAACATGCCTGCTCGGTCAAAATAGAGGGTGGCCCTGGCCGCATTTGCGATTAGTTGTAAGCACTCGGCGTGGGTGGCTAGAGGCAACGGGGAGACAGTCGTAATATTTCTCAACGATGGGTCAATCACCCACTTGTCATCACGACTACCCAGATGTGCTGGGATCGCATCTCGCAACACTTGTACTGCCAAGTCATACAGCGTAGTTTCTGTGTCGCTGCAATACTGGCCCTTGTGATAAATGCCGTCTAGGAACCCCAGCAAATCTCTGGCTCGGAAGGATGCGGATAGCCCGTTCTGCGGAGCCCCCCACTCGGAGAGGAAATACTGCCCGCCGGGAATCCATTCCACCTCGTCATCCGACTCCTGACGGAAGCCGTAGCGCACGGTGATCTCTTGCCGCTCCAGCACGTACGTTGCGATGCTGTCGCTGTCATCGTTGTCTACGGGATCGAACTCGCCGTTTCGGTTGTCGATCTCGAAAGCGATCTCGTACTTGGGCAACCGGGCCGATACGGGGTCAATTGTATGGGCGCTGGTGAAGGAAAATAGATCGTCCTTCGTGTACACCATGCTGTGGCCTAAGAATACGTTACTGATCCGTGCACGACGATGGGGGAGGTTCCACTTTTTAATGTCGATGGCAATTGCCTGCACATTTTCCATCTCGAAGTGAACCAAAGTTCGATTTTCACTGTTGTTGGTAATGTGTTTTTCTATTACATGAATGCCTTCATCATCCGCAATACCCGCAAGGATACTAAACTCAACAGGGAAATCCCCCGGTGATGCGCCCCATGTAATGGTCAGTCCCGGCAATATAACCGCAGGTTCTCGGAAAACAGTGTATAAAAGGGTCGGACTGTCAACGTTGAATATGCCGTTGGCATTGCCGAGTGCTTGGCTGATGAACCCGCCGAAGGGACGCTCTTCCGGAAACACAGGCGGTACCGTCACGCTTCTTCCGTCCAACCGCCAAAAATCTTGCTCTAGTGTGGCAAAACGGGTGACGGGTCGGGGATGCTGGTTAACGACATACCGTGCCTGGGAAATTGGAAGCCGTTCCGCACCCCACACTTCGTCCACCTGTATATTGGGGTCGGTCAGGTAATAGGAGAGTTCTACGAACCCCTCTGTGGTCATGGGGCGGGTTTGGTTCTCCCGCCACGCTGTACTTGTTGGGTGCATATCCTACACCTCCGTCAGCTGTAGACTACAGCCTGTCCAGCCGACTTGGGTGCCGTTGTGCCGGTACATTCCGGCCCCCCGGTCGCTGATGTACATGTCTCTGGTATCCCAAGCGTTTCTGGTCTGGTCGAAGAATCTGACCGTGACAAAGTAGTTCGCTTGGAATCGCCCGATGATCCTTGCCCAGTCGTCTGCGCTCAGGTAGTTCCACGCCAGGGATATCTGCACTACGTCGTGGCGCACGACTGCTCCGAGGAGCTTTCCGCTGACGCTGGTACCGCTGTCCACGATGGTGGACGTGGCCGCACTATAGCCCGACGGCTCCAGTGCGCCGGTCAGCTCCAGCGGATTTGGAGCGCCGTGGCCGATGGTGACTAATACGTTTGTACTCATAAATATGTAACCTCCGTTCTTTCTGTTTTTTCCAATTTATGGGCTTTAATTTGGTCTTGATGCTGCTGTTTCCTTGATTTTGGCGCTTTGATGTGGTATGCTAAAAAAAATGTGTTGAGGAGTTGATTTGAGTGAAGATTACTGGTGCGTTTAGTTTAGGTCTTTTTATTTTTCTTCTGTTTGCAATCTTTATTGGCATAGGTTTAGCTTTGTTCGGATTCTTAATAAATGAATTCATCGTATTAGTAGTTGGTTTGGCCTTCGCTTTGCTATTTTGTTTCCCGCTCGTTCTTCATCTACACGGTTCCTGTGCCGCAAAAAAGATAATCAAGGCAAGAGAGTCTGCGCCCGCACATAGTGCATCTGCAAAAGTGTTTTCTAAAACTTCTCAAATTATATGGGGACTTGTCTCTTTCGAACTTTCTGACGGAAGTCGAAAGAATTTCAGGGTTAGCATTGAAGATTTTAATCTAATTTCAGAAAGTGAGTCAGGCACCTTGACATACAAAGAATATGAAAATCAGTTGCTTTTCATTGGTTTTCAAGCACAATTCTAGCCTCTTTAATTATATTAAAAGGCGGTTCCTGAATTTTACGCATATGCCCCCACTATCAATGGCAGACCTCTTTCCCTTTGTACACGTTCTACTGCTGTTGTGATTTCTCTGCCGTCAAGGTAGAGATTTACAGAAAGTGGCTTTCCATTTCCGTTGTCTTTGTTGCCCATTGCTGCTCGAACGGCATCAAATACCCCACGAGATACAGATTCCACAATTTGGTCATTGTTTGCAACGGCTGTGCGCCCACCAATGCTACCAACAAGCTCAGGGCCTGCTTCACGAGCAATAAACATTTGTCCCTGCGTGGGGAATCCACCTTGGGCGAAGGTTCCCATTGCCCCTCTCATAGTAGCTGTCGCCGCAATAGTACTAGCGGCTATTATGGCACCAGCTACGCCCATAGTTAAAGCCGTTTTAGCTGCAGTTGTAGTGATTGCTAATGCCGCCATTCCGCCAGCAGCTACGAAAGCACTTGCTGCTTTTGCTACTTTTGCTGCCGCAACGGCACCTATTATAGCCAAAAGTATCGTTAGTCCATTAGCAATCAAGTCGACTCCCTGTGTCAACCAATCAAAAGCATCTCTTGAACTATTGCACGCCTGAACTGTCACATCTCCAAACACAACAACCTGCGTACCAATATTGGTCATTGAACTCGTAAAATCTCGCTCCGCATTTTGTGCAGTTGTCGAAAACGCATTGTGAATCCCACTTAAAACGGGGTTCATGTTCGCACCAAGTTTAATCAGATTCTTGAGAATTGTAGTAAACGCCGCACTAAAACTTCGACTGATATCGGTTGCGGCAGTTTGCCCATTTGCGGCAATGTTGCCAAACTGCGTGCTGCTCTCTGTGCGCATTGTAGCTAACGAAGAGCTGAACGCCGCTACAATATTGCCGAAAGCAGTTCTCATGCTTGCTTCCATGCTTGCTCCGGTTGCGGCAAAATCCAACCTCAGTGCGTTCGTACCGGCAAAAATGTTATCTCTTGCCTCAAAAAATGAGTTTGTAGCATTGACAGAGAGTAGTGCAAATATCGCAGAGCCATTGACTTCCAGCACTGCCCATGTAGCTTCTATTTCTTGGGCTGAAATGCTGTATATCTCTGCCATTGATGCGGCAGCTTCATCCGCTACGTTCACAACGTTCAGCAAGTTTGTCTTCACCCCTTGGGTGGTTGTGTCAAAGAGTTCCGCAATCATGTCTGTAGCCATCTCATAGGCAATGGTGGACATTTCTGCGGATAAGGCAGCTGCCTCTTGTAAGGCTAAATATGCCTCTTCGCCAATAGCTTGAATCTCTTGCAGACCTGCGATAGATTCCTCGGTGAAGATGGCGGATTTTTCTTTTAAGGCGAGATATGCCTCTTCGCCGATTATTTGGACTTCTTGTAATTCTGCTATAAACTCTTCAGCGAACAGAGCAGACGCTTCCTGTAGGGCGAGAAATGATTCTTCACCATATAGTTGCATCTCAAGCAAATTCTCGATGATTTCCTCGTTGGCCGTTCCAAATGCCTCGCTCAGTTGTAGGGCGCTATCTGAGAACATTGCGTTAATTTCGGTAAAGGTCTCTGCAAACTTCAGTTCAAATGTTGAGGCAACATATTCAGCCGTCTCTTGAAAGGTTGTAGACAAAGCATCCAACTGTGTTGTAAACTGTGCATTGAAATGTTGAGCCGAATTAGCGGCCGCTCGGTCAAACTGTGCAAGCCCAGCCAGTGACTGATTCACATCAAATGTGAGTTGATTCATAGATGATTTCCCCTTTCTGTGGAATCATTTTTCGGTCAGGATAAAAATATGTGAAAATGGGTCTTTTTCTTATGTGCTAACAGGGAGTCTGTCTGATTTTTAAGCTCAGCATCAAAGATCGACTTCTTTCTTCGCCCCCGCATACTCCTCCATCCGCTGCTTCATCACCCACCAATCCTGCTGATTCTTCTTCTCAAACAGGCTGGGGAACGCATCTTCCAGCTTCGGGAATTTCTTCGGGTCATTCATGGCAACCCCGGTCAGCGCAGCGCCGTTGTAGACGATCCAGGCCAGAAGCTGGGCGAACTCTTTGTTCTGCTCCCCACGCACCTGGGCGGAGAGGGCAATCTCATCGACCGACATACCGCCGATGTCCCGCCACGGGATACCGGCGGTTAGTGCTGTGTGGATTAAATATTGCGGATAGTCTATTTTCGGGTCAGGAGCCTCTAATCCTGACCCTTTTTGAAAAAACCGGAGGCTTCAAATAGGCCATTGATCTCCTGCATTAGGTCCTCCAGGGAGTTCCCGTCATCAATGTACTGGTCAAATAGCCCCGCCGCTTTCTCAAAGGGGAAATTGGCATTAAACGGCTGCATAGCGCCCCAAATGATGGTGGCGATGGTTTCGATCATGTTGTCTTGGATGTTTTCTAGCGCAGAAAACAATGATTGGCCGAGCTTTTTCTCAATTTGCATAATCGCACTTGCAGTCAGACGCAGCTTGTAGTCCTCGCCGCCGATGGTTAGGGTGTAGAACGTTTTCATAGTAGATCCTCCTAAAAAAATTATTTTTTGTTTGGGCTTATTTCTTGATATTGGCGTTGTGCTATGGTATGCTGAATACAATTAGGCAAAGCTGCCTGCCAATAGAGGCAGCCCACGTTCTCTCTGTGTGCGCTCGACCACATTTGTGATTTCTCTGCCGTCAAGCGTTATGCTCGTACTTTTTTCTAAGATTGCACGAAGCAGACTGTTTTGTTCACGCAGAAGGCTGTTTTGATCTCTGTTCGCCTCATATACGCCACGGGAGACGGATTCGACGATCTGGTCGTTGTTGGCTACTGCGGTTCGTCCGCCAATAGTACCCACCAACTCCGGCCCGGCCTCTCTTGCGATGAACATTTGGCCCTGGTCGGGGAATCCGCCGTTGGCGAACGCCGGTGCGGAGAGTTGGAAACTTAACTGGCGGATGTTGACGCCCGGGATGTTATTCAGTCCGCTGATGAGGGCGTTCAGCGGTGCCAATGCACCACTTACCATAGAGTTGAACCCGCTTACAACAGCCCCCACCATTCCCCGGACACCGTTACTGATCCCGTTCCATAGCCCAGAGAAAAACCCGGTGATCGGCTGGATGACACTGCCATTGATCCACGATACTACAGAGGAGAATGTGCTTCTGATAAAGTCAATGGCTGTTCCAAACGTACTTGTGATGCCCTCCCACAACCCAGAGAAGAACTGGCCTATGGGCTGGATGACACTGCCGTTGATCCACGACACAACTGCGGAAAATGTACTTCTGATGAAGTCAATGGCTGCGCCAAAGGCACTTGTGATGCCGCTCCACAGCCCAGCGAAAAATTGGGCTAACGGCTGGATCACGTTGGAATTGATCCATGAGACGACTGTGTTGAACGTACTCACAATGAAGTCAATGGCCGCCCGGAACGCAGTTGTTACACCCTCCCACAGCCCAGCAAAGAACTCACCAAGTGGCTGAATGACAAATATCCAAATTACGTTGACAAGGCTTATCAGAATGTCGGAAATAAGTCCAACAACCATGCTGACCAGATTCCAAATGTTTTCCCAGACCCATTTCCAAAAGTTGAAAATAGGTAGTATGATTTCATTGTAAATCCATGAAACAATCGGGCCGAAAATTGCAATAATTGCGTCAACGCCCGCACGGAATGCACTTTTGATCCCCTCCCATAGCCAAGCAAAGAACTGTGCTACTGGTTGAATGATGTTGTCGTTGACCCATGCAGCGATTGGGCTAAACACGCCGACGATAAAGTCAACACCCGCTTGGAATGCGCTTTTGACCTCTTCCCATAACCAGCTAAAGAACTCGCCCATTGGTGTTATGACTTTGGTGTAAACCCAGTCAACGACGCCCCAAAACAGGTCTACAATGAAATCAATGGCGTTTTGAAATGAGATTTTGATTTTTTCCCATAAACCGACAAAAAAGTCGGCAACTGGTTCCCAGTTTTCTATGATATAAGTCACAAGCGCAATAAGTCCTGCAATTATCGCACCCACAAGTAACGCTTTCCAACTTACTATGGCTATGCCTAACGCCGCTACAAGAATCAGTGTTATCGCTTTAACAGTATCTATAATTGCTACGACATCTGCCATTGCCCCAATAAAGTCTCTAAGTGGATCAGGCTTGAACGTTTCTTTTAGCGTGTCACGTATTTCTTCCAATGGTATAATTAAACTATTGAGTGCGTCTTTTATTTGATTGACAGTAGATGTTAATTCGGTTAAACTATTATTAGGAAATTCAATTTTTAGTATTTTTGTCGACATAAGATTCTCCTTAAAATGAAAACGAAAGGGTTTGTCTAAAAGTGAAATTGCACAATTTTGCAAACGAAGATATTCTCATCTCCTATAAAGTAAACTATATGCATGGATTGCCCGAACACAAAAAACCAATATATTCCATTCGAATGAATCTACTAAGAGACGGGATTTTTTTTCAAAAAACCAGAAAACATAATTTTTATCTTTATATTGAGTATAAAAAAATTGAAAAAATCGAAATAGTAAAAGGTGTTGGAACGAGATATGGGAATATAGCTGATTTGGCGGGAAAACAGATAGAAATTACTTATCAAAACGATGTGCAGCATCAAATGTGTATTCGCTTCGAAATGGCCACGGCCAAACTAATCGGGTGGGCCGATGTTAAGGCATGTCAAGAACTCATGTCTTTCATTAAGAATAGTGGTATAGCTGATAAGTTCATTCAACCCGCCACCCATGTACAAACTCCCGACATCCTCACCCAAATCGAAAAACTCGGCGAACTGCATAAGTCCGGCGTACTCACTGACGAAGAGTTCGAGGCTAAAAAGGCTGAACTTTTAGGGCGGCTCTAGGCATCTTCTCTCTTCGCCCCCGCATACTCCTCCATCCGCTGTTTCATCACCCACCAATCCTGCTGATTTTTCTTCTCAAACAGGCTGGGGAACGCATCTTCCAGCTTCGGGAATTTCTTCGGGTCATTCATGGCAACCCCGGTCAGCGCAACGCTGTTGTAGACGATCCAGGCCAGAAGCTGGGCGAACTCTTTGTTTTGCTCTCCACGCACCTGGGCGGAGAGGGCAATCTCATCGACTGACATACCGCCGATGTCCCGCCACGGAATCCCGGCGGTTAGCGCGGTTAGCACTGTGTAGATTAAATCTTTCAGGTAGTCTAAAAAATTATTTGAGGGGCGAGGGGAAAGCCGCCAGGCTCCCCCTCGCTTTCTGTTACAGCATGTGGCAGAATTGCGCTATAGCTTAGGGGTTAATCACTTCGATATCGCTCTGGAGCATCATGGTGGCGCTGAATGTCAGTGCACCGTTGACCGAACCTGCGTCCATCTTGACGGTGGGAACTGCGTCAAACTGATGGGCAGTGCCATCCGGGTATTCGATCTGGAAGGTCGCCAGTGTGGCGTTGTCATCCAGGCCTTTGAGTACCCGGTAGTTCCCATCGGCAGAGTTGTCATACAGGAACTTGAACACGAGATCGCCGTAGTCCCGGATGCCGGGGATGTATCGCTTGGACTTATCCGCAAGGGTGGTCACGTCAATTTTTTCAGGTGCGCCGCCAAATTCCGGCACTTCCATCAGCATGGGGATGTCTGCAAATGCACCGGCGCCGCCAATCCGGAAAGAAAGAGTAGTTTGATTTGCACTGTAAGCCATAATAAAAATCTCCTTTAAAATTAAAATTTGAGTTTGGGGCCGATCAATCAGGCCCCGATCTTTTCAATAAACTCCATCGGTACGCTCTGGAATGTGTCATCCTCCAACAAAACGATGCCAACGGGGATGAGCTTGCCGGAGGTATCATCGGCTGTCTGTGTGGATACGTCTATCAATGTGCCATTGATTTCAGACCCGTCCCAAGCCAGAAGGTGGGGATCCCAAAATCGGTCAATCAGGCACCTCACTTGAATATGTTGCGTCATTGTAGTTCATCACCCCCCTCGTCTGCTAAATCCCGTTTCATCGCGCACATTTCCTGATGCAGCGTGAGATGTATGGAAGCCATACAGCGTTTCATTCTGTTCTCCAGCTCCTTCGCCACCCGATCCCGTTCCCGCTTGATGCGGATTGCGACAATCCGGTTGACTTCTTTCTGTGAAAACTTCTTAGCGATCATACGACCTCCACCGTTTAACGTCCGTCCGACGATGATTCCATGCAGCTTTTTATGCCATCAGCACGTTCTGGGCAGATGCCATGCCGCCTATGTTCTGCTAATAACCTCAAGGTGGTGGATATCCAGTGTCTGTGTAACGGTGCCGACATCTGCGAACCAACGACGATAGGGAACGTCGCCACAACAGCTACATGAAAAACCGGTACTAATTACGACCTTGTCTTCAAAAAGTTCTGTCGCCCGAAAGCCTTGTGCTCTGTGGGTAAAACTTCCTCTGTCGGTCTGTTCCTCCATAGAAATCATAGATTCATCTCTACTCACACGGCCCTGTAGCATCATCTGGCGCTCAATTGGCTGTGTGATTGTGATTGTTGCATTATCACTATCCTCCTCCACCCCCCACTTAATGCCAGCCTTTTTCGTTGTGATATCTGCAATCAAGGTTGCGGTGTCCCCTGGTTGCAGCGGTTCGTTGAACTCCAGTACATGCTGAGCCGCATTGACGAATGTATTCGTTGCGGCAATAGCGGCTTGTATACCAAAATCTGCAACAGCTATACGGTCTGTTCCGCTTGTTTTCTCGAATCTCACGCCGCTGTTTGCTCCGCCGCGACAGCAACACCCCCCCTCAAACAGTGGGGTAGCATTGTCTCCGCTTCGATTTGGTCTGGCACCTATCACAATCGAATATGCAACCGTGTTGAGACCACCGCCGCTTTCCGTGAAATCAACTTCAAAATCACCATAGACTCTGAATGTCTCGAAACCGCTTTCAGCAGTGAAAGGTTCTACGTGAATTGACCTTGCCTCTGCCTCGCACCTGATCCACGAATCCATGCTATAGATGCTGAAACTAATCTTCTGAATATCCGTTGCAGTTGTCGGTATCCCGATGTCTTGCCAATTCCATGTACTGTGACATAGGACATTTTGCGAGAATTCAGCCGTCACCACCGAGTGGTCTTCATCCATGCCACCATCCCCATTCCAACCAGGCTGCCCATACTGCGAATTCCTAAGATGAAATCTTTCGTGTGTGCGTGTGTCGGATGCGTTTTCTGCGGTGGCATGACCAGTCCTTGAGATGAGCAAAAGCTTACTTTGCGGCGTAAAGGTATAGTCATCCGGTGTCAATATGCGGGATCGGAGCAAGCCCTCCGGCAATGCTGGTTCGGACTGCCCCGGCCTCCCTGTACCATCCGTAATTCCGATATCGCCTTGGAGCATCATAGTTGCACTGAAGGTCAGAGCACCATTGACCGTACCCGCATCCATCTTGACAGATGGAATTGCATTAAATTCATGGGCAGTGCCATCGGGGTATTCCAGCTTGAAGGTAGCGGTGGTATTGTTGGCCGCCAACTTTTTCAGTACCCGATAGTTCCCGCCGACAGAGTTGTCATACAGGAACTTGAACACAAGATCACCGTAGTCCCGAATGCCGGGAATATGCCTTCTTGTCCGATCAGAAAGCGTGGTCACATCAATTTTTTCCGGCGTTCCTCCAAATTCCGGAACTTCTTTCAGCATGGGGATCTGGGTAAATGCGGCGGCATTGCCCACTCTATAGGAAAGTGTGGTTTGATTTGCGCTATAAGCCATAATAAACTTCTCCTTTTTCCGAGAAAATTTTTTAGCAATCATACGAGTTTCACCGTTTAACGTTCGTCTAGGCAGATGCCATACCGCCTATGTTCTGCTAATAACCTCAAGGCGGTGGATATCCAGTGTCTGCGTGGTTGTAGCACTCGCCCCTGCCCATTGGCTGTAAGACCAGTCTCCGTTTCGCCCGGCGAAGCCGGTCTTGATTGCAATCTTGTTTTCAAAAAGTTTTGTTTCTCGGAATCCTCTCTCATGGTCTTCGTAGGTTATGCCGCGGAAGTATTCCAACACATTTATGCTGGTTTCATCTCTCACTCTACGGCCCTGTAGCATCATTGTGCGTTCAATTGGCTGAATGATTGTGACTGTTGCATTATCATCCCCATCGGTTCCCCAACTAAAGCCAGCCTTTTTCGTTGTGATATCTGCAATCAAGGTTACGGTGTCCCCTGGTTGCAATGGTTCGTTGAGTTCCAGTACATGCTGAGTCGCACTGACGAACGTATTCGTTGCGGCAACAGCAGCTTGTATACCGAAATCTACAACGGCTATACGGTCTGTTCCACTGGTCATCTCAAATCTCACACCGCTGTTTGCTATGTGACAGCAACATTCCTCAAATAGTAGGGTAGCATTGTCTCCGCTTCGATTTGGTCTGGCACCTATTATTATCGAATATGCAACCGTGTTGAGACCACCGCCGCTTTCTGTAAAATCAATTTCAAAATCGCCATAGATTCTGAATGTCTCAAAACCGCTTTCAGCGGTGAAGGGCTCTACGTGAATTGACTTCGCTTTCGCATCGTGCCTGTTCCACGTATCAAGGGTGCGGATGCCGAAACTGATCTTTTGAATATCCGTTGCAGTTGTCGGTATCCCAACGACCTGCTGATTCCATGTGCTGCGACATGTGACATTTTGCGAGAATTCAGCCGTCACCACCGAGTGGTCTTCATCCATGCCACCATCCCCATTCCAACCAGGCTGCCCATACTGCGAATTCCTAAGATAAAATCTTTCGTGCGTGCGTGCATTGGAGGCGTTGTCTACGGCCGCATGACCAGTCTTTGTGGTGAGCACGAGCTTACCTTGCGGCGTAAAGGTATAGTCATCCGGTGTCAGTAGGCGGGATCGAAGTAAGCCCTCCGGCAATACTAGCTCGGACTGCCCCGGCCCCGTTCCACCCGGCGTACCTGTACCGTCCGTAATTCCAATGTCGCTTTGGAGCATCATAGTTGCACTGAAGGTCAGAGCGCCATTGATGGTACCCGCATCCATTTTGACAGATGGAATTGCGTTAAATTCATGGGCAGTGCCATCTGGGTATTCCAGCTTGAAGGTAGCGGTAGTATTGTTGGCCGCCAACTTTTTCAGCACCCGATAGTTCCCGCCGACAGAGTTGTCATACAGGAACTTGAACACAAGATCACCGTAGTCCCGAATGCCGGGAATATGCCTTCTTGTCCGATCAGAAAGCGTGGTTACGTCGATTTTTTCAGGCGTTCCGCCAAATTCCGGAACCTCTTTCAGCATGGGGATTTGGGTGAATGCGGCGGCATTGCCCACTTTATAGGAAAGTGTAGTTTGATTTGCGCTATAAGCCATAATAAACTTCTCCTTTTTCTGAGAAAATTTTTTAGCGATCATACGAGCTTTACCGTTTAACGTCCGTCTGACGATGATTCCATGCGGCTTTTTATGCCATCAGCACGTTCTGGGCAGTGAGATATAAAATCTGTCGGTGGAGACGGGAAAGGAGAAGGAGCAACACGTCCGCGTCACGCCTACCCCTTTTGCCCGTCCTGAGAGGAGCACCGCCCTCTCGCTTGAGAGAAGCATTACCCTCTCATATGTTTGGACAGTTAGAGCCGAAAAAGTACCCCTACTCTTTAAAACTTTCTCTAATTTTTTCTTCAGCTCTTGAAACCGAGCGTATAATCGGTTGCCTTTTGCAGCCCTCCATTTTTGCAATCTGGTCATACGTCAACCCAAATTCGTGATAGAGGACGAAGCGGCGCCGTTGTATCTCTGGCAATTCCGCAATAACTTCTGCTAACCGCTCGGCACGCATGTTATCCAAAACGGTATCTTCCACGCTTTTCGGCTTATGCAGCGCCCGGTCATAGAGCGATTGGTCTGTTAGGTCAGATCGCTCCATGTGTCTTCTGTCCTGACGGTCTTGGTTGTGCTCCTGCTTTGCAAAGCGCTGGAACTCCAGATAAATAGGCCGAGACACCTCGATTTCACGCAAAAGCCCTTGTCCATCTTTAAACGCTACGAAATAACGCACAATCCCCTCCACCTCTTGGGTGCGCAGGGTGTATGGATTCATATTTTGAAACAT